CCCAAGCGCATCGCGGTGTGGATTGACATCTGCCCAGACCAGAGCGCGAGCACCATCGCCATCGCCGGCCTGCTGCCCGCCGAGCCGGGCCAGCAGGAGCGCGTCTGCACGGTTGAGATCGGCAGCGACGGCACCTGGGATGACCACCGGGCCGGGGTGCACTGGATCATCCCCCGGCTAAAGGAGCTGAAGCTGCACAACCGGGTCGCAGTGATCGGCGTGGACCCCATCGGCCCGGGAGCCGAGCTGATCACGGCCATCGAGGCGGACGCCTCCCTGGCCACCGTGCTGCAGACCTGCCAGTTGAGGGACGTCACCCAGGCGCATGCGCAGTTCCTGCGCGGGCTCGGTGTGCCGGCCCCGGGTGAAGCGGCCCCGCCGCCGACGATCACCCACCGGGGGCAGGCCGACCTGCGCAAGGCGGCGGCCTCCGGGGTGCTGCGGGACGTGGGGGATGGCCAGCACGCCTGGTCGCGCAAGAACGCCCTGGCGGACATTTCACCGCTGTGCGCGGCGACGATGGCGACGTGGGCGGCCAGGAAGTTCGGCCGTGGCTACGACGTCCTGAACTCCATCGCGTAAGGAGCAGGGAAACGGGGGTCGCGCCTGCCGCTTCCCCACCGGCCGTGCCGGTCGAGGACCATGCCGAGCCCGGCGGGGGCCTGGCATCTGACAGCGGGACGGCGGGTGTAGTCCACGTCCTGGTGCCGGTCGAACGCGGACACGCCGGTGAACGACCGCCCGCACACCGCACATGCGCATGCACTCATGGACGATCATGGTATCGGGCTATACTCCGAGTCGTGGCAGGCGGCTGGGCGAAACGGCACTCTGGAGAGCGTGAGCCCCAGAGCGGGCGCGGGCTGCGCGGCGTGTCCCTGTCCGAGATGCCCTCCCCGAAACCCTTCCTGCGCAGGCGGCGCATCAAGGGGCTGCCGGGGCTGAGCGATGGTGACCCGGACTACGCACCAGGTGGCGGCACCTGGGTGACGGTGGAGAAGGAGCCTAAGTGAGCCAGGCCCTGGATGACCGCGAGACGCTGACCATCCCCCGCCCGGTGCGCCTCCAGGACCGGGTGCCGCTGGACGAGATCACCGCCGACGCCCGCCAGGCGAAGCCCGGCCGGGCAGCACTCGGCCTGATCGGCGGCCTGCTGTTCATGATCGGCTGGTGCAGCCGCGAGGTCTTCGGCGTGCTGTTCCTGTCCGGCGCGTGGACGTTCTCAGCAGTGAAGCTGGGCTGGCGCGCAGCCGGTGGCGAGACGCTGACCAAGCCCGACCCGCAGGCCGTGCTGGAAGAGAACCGCCGGCTGCGGCTGGAGATCGAGCGCCTCCAGCTCGGCGGCATGGGGTGAGCTGAGCTGAAGTGGCCCGCAAGCCCAGGGCGGCAGCCAAAGGCGTCAACCCTGGCGGGGCCAACATCAGGGTCCCGCCGCACCGCCGGGCCAAGCCCCGCAGGCCCACCGTCAACCCGGGCGGTCCCGCCATCGGCCTCACGCCCCCTGTTGCGCCGGCCCCGCACACAGCCAGAAAAAAGAAAGCAGCCCGCAAGGCTCCCGTCAAGCGGGGCGCGGCCCTGGGTGATGCGGTTCCCTGCTGCGCGGCGGAGGCACTGGCGGCCTCACTGCGGCTGACCGGCCACCCAGTCAGCGACGAGGATGTGCTGGCGCTGTTCCTGCGTGCGGGCGGCAACCGCGCTGGGGCGTACTTGGAGGACGTACTGGACGCCGCCTCCGTTTACGGGCTGGCTGGCGTCCGCCTGGGGGAGGTGATGCCCAGTGACCTATCCGGGCACCGCGTTACCCGGGCCGGGCTGATCCTCGGCATCGACCAGCCCGGCCCGCACACAGTCTTCGATGACGGCGAGTACTGGTGGTCCTGGGGGGAGCCCTGGGGGCCGTTCGCCGGCGCGGTGATCGGCGAAGCATGGTCTGTTAGCTGGGGCAGCGCGTAGCATAAGAGCGGATCATCCGGGCCGCGAACCTAGCCGATCCCATCTGGAGGCTGTTCGTGGTCAGGCCGGAGGGCCTCAATCGTGAGGACTACGTAGCCCACGATGTGCCGCTCCACGCGGACCTGCTCGGCAATCTCCCAGACGGTGAGTCCCATGTCGAGCAGTCGCTCGATCTCCGGGATTTGCTCGCGGAGAAGCCGGCCGTGTTTCAGGTTGCGCCTCGTGTTGCGAATCTGCTGGGCCTGAGTCGCCCAGCGGCAATTGCCAGGCTCGTAGTCGCCGTCATTGTTGATGCGGTCAAGGCTGCGGCCCCAGGGGCGTTCGCCCATGTCTTCCAGAAATGCCGAAAAGCTGGACCATCGCTCGCAGACCTTGATGCCCCGGCCACCATAATCGGCCCAGCGCGGGTCCTTCGGGTTATTGCAGCGTTGGCGCATGCCCATCCAGGATGTGTAGGTCGGACTCCTGGTTCCGCCATGCCGGTAGTTCGGGTTAAGACGTCCCGGCCGACTTCGCGGCGCACATCCACAGCTCTGCGAAGTCCCCTGGCCGAGACTATTTGCGGCAACGGCGCGCTCTGTGCCGCAGTCGCAACGGCAGAGCCAGTACCTGTTCTGTCCTCGCTGTTCAGCGAAATGGAGGACTACCCAGCGTCCGTACCGCTTGCCCGTTAGATCTATAGCTTCTGCCACGGTACATATAGTACCCGGTCTTGGAGGGAGGTGATGTAAAAGTGAGCCTTGTCGATCGCATCAATTATGAAACACGTACGATCGGGGGGGTTCCGTTAGGGTAGCCATGGCAACCCTGGCGATTAGGACCGTAACCCTTATTGGCGTTTTAACATTGGCGGTCCCGTCCATCCTTCTCGCGAAGTGCAAGGGACGGATACCGTTCTTGGACTTGCCGCTGTCTATGCTGCTGTCCGCTGGATTTCGGATCAAATCGCATCAATGCCTATTAAAGTGTATAGGCAGCTCCCGTCCGGCGAGGCGCAGCGCATCTTCTCCTCGTCACTGCTGGGCAATCCCATTTCGGGTGGTGGCCCGCAGGTCAGCGGTACCTTGTACGACTGGCTGTTCGCTGGCAGCACCAGCGCCCTGCTGTGGGGGAACGCCTGGGGGCTGATCACCAACCGCTCAGGCGTGCCTGGCCACGACGGGAACGGGCTGCCGACCAGCGTCGCCTGGCTGCCGCCCGACCGGATCTCTGTTCAGGACGATGAGCAGCAGCCCGAGAACCCGCTGCGCGCCCGGGTGTATTACCAGGGCAAGCTGATGAACCGGGAGGAACTGGTCCACCTCCCCGCGTTCGCGCTGCCCGGCCGGCTGGAGGCCATCAGCCCGATCAGGGCTTTCGCGATGCTGTGGGGGCAGGGGCTGGACGCCCTCAAGTACACATCCGACTGGTTCATCAACGGCGGCTTCCCGCCCGGCACCTTCCAGAACATCAACGAGGAAGTGGATAGCCAGCAGGCCAAGGAAATCAGGAGGATGCTGACGGACACCCTGCGCGAGCGCCAGCCGCTGGTCTACGGCCGGGACTGGGACTACAAGCCGGTGGTGGTCCCGCAGGACGAAGCAGTCTTCATCAAGTCCATGCAACTGAACGCCACCCAGGTGGCCGCGATTTTCGGCGTGCAGCCGTACCGTGTGGGCGGCACCCGCAACGACGGCATGACGTACTCGAACGTCACCCAGAATCTGCTGGACGAGCTGCAGTCCACCCTGAAGCCCTGGCTGACCCGCTGGGAGCACCTGCTGACCGGGCTGCTGCCGTCCACCCAGTACGCCAAGTTCGATGTGGATGCGCTGCTCAAGATGGACCCGCACACGCGCACGCAGGTCTACCAGATCCAGCGCAACATCGGCACCCGCACCGCCAACGAGATCCGCGCCGAGGATGACATGACCCCCGTCCAGGGCGGCGATGACCCGATTGCCCTGCCGGTGCTGGAGCGCATCGTGGGCACCACGCGGTCCCTGCCGAACTCCATCATGCCGCTGCTGACCATCGAGGCGGAGTACATCGCCAAGCTGATCGAGACGATGGAGTCCGAGCACCCGGAGCTGGTCAACCCGGCGGTCCAGGGCACGCCCCCCATCAACGTGACCCCCGAGAGCTACCTGATGCGGCTGATCACCCAGGTGCGCTCCGGGCCGCTGTTCGGCCGCTACCCGGATGCGCACGCTGCGGAATCGGACCGCAAGTCGGCAATCACCATGCTGGAGGCGCACGCCAAACTGGGCCACCTGACCCCGGAGGAAGCCTCGGTGCGGATCAGCCGCGCCCGGCACGCGGGGACGACGGGGGACCTGGCGGCGCTGTTCGAGGGACTGCCGCTCATGAAGGACGGCGCTGCGCCGAGTGTTTCACGTGAAACGTTTGGGCCACCCGAGTTCCGGGCCAGCGACAGGGATCGCGCGCGGGCCAGCATGCTGCTCGAACTGCACGCACGCGAGGGCCGCCTGCGGGGACACGAAAAAGACGAACGGATGCGCAAGGCGTCCGAGGCCGTAACTCTGGGAGATCTTGCTACGCTGTTCGCAGATCTTCCTGTGGTTGAGCAGGCCGCCTCGACGCCAGAAGAACACCGGACCGAGGCGACCCCCCTTGCGCCCCTGTTCGGTCCGGCCGCCCTCGCCGCCCTGCGCGCGAGAGCGGACGGGTTCCAGACGGCCGGACAAGCGGCCCTGAACGGGAAGGCCCACTGAGGTGGCTGCTATCTCAACCGCAGATCAGAACGACCTGCCGGACAGCGCATTTGCCTACATCGAGGATGGCGGCACCAAGGACTCCTCGGGCAAGACGACCCCCCGGAGCCTGCGGCACTTCCCGGTCCATGATGCCGCGCATGTGCGCAACGCGCTGGCCCGCGCCAGCCAGTCGCCGTTCGGTGAGAAGGCGATGAGCAAGATCAAGAGCGCGGCCAGGAAGTTCGGCATCCACGTGGGCGAGCACAGCGCCCTGGACGACGCCGAGCGCCGCGAGCTGCGCGTCACCTCCCTGTACCGGGACCTGGACAAGCCCCTGGAGTTCCGCGACATGGGCAGTGAGGGGAAGTGGATCGGCGGCTATGCCACCGTGTTCATCCCCCGCGAGTCCAAGAACCTGGGCGGGTTCGTGGAGCGCGTCTCCCCGCACTGCTTCGATGAGGTACGGGCCAGCGGCTGGCGCAACCTGGACAACTCCGGGGTTGTGTGCCGCTACAACCACGACTCCAACATGGTGCTCGGCACCTCCGAGGCGAACACCCTGCGGCTGGAGCCCGACCGGATCGGCCTGGACTACTCGGTGAAGCCACCGGAGGCCCGCGCTGACATCCGCGAGCTGGTAGCGCGCGGTGACATCCGGTACAGCTCGTTCGCGTTCCGGGTGACCCCGGGCGGCGACGAGTGGGGGGTGGACGAGCGCAACTTCCCGATCCGCACCCTGCACAACGTCGAGCTTGTGGACGTGGCCCCAGTGCTGTCCCCCGGCTACCCGGATTCGACGGCGGCGGTGCGCGCCACCCAGGCGGCCATCCTGTCGGCGGCGTCCTGGGCGCAGGCCACCGTGGACGAGGTCCGGTCCCTGGCGGCGGACGGCGAAATGCGGAAGCTGTTTATCCGCACCGACCGTGACGGTGGCCGGCCCGCCACGCCGGCCGGCCCGCGCAAGGGACTGTTCGGCCCGCAGGCGGCGTCCCTGCTGCTGCGCCGCAAGAAGGACCCGTACGACGAGTCGCTCGACTGAAGGACACCACACGTTTGGCTGTCAGAGCAGTCCTGGCTGCGTTGTGCTGATTAAGTCCTTCTACCACGTCTGGGCGACGACGGGTCAGTTATCACTGGCGTGGCCCGCCCTATGGATGCCAATCGCGTGTAACATCAGAGCGTGGGCGAGGTAGGCCATCCCGCCCAATAGGCCGCACGACTGAGGTAGCCCCTCAGCGCACCTGGCTGGAGCCCGCCGGGATTTACATCCCTACAGCTCGCCAGGAGGCCCCCTGTGGCCAGTGAAGTTACCAAGAGGCTGCGTGATCGGCGTCTAAATGTCTGGGAGCAGACCAAGGCTCTGGCCGACGTTGCTGCTACTGAGAACCGCCAGTTCACTGCTGAGGAGCAGGGAAGCTGGGAGGTTCTGAACGAAGAGATGGACAACCTCGACAAGCGGATCAAGGCGGCGCTGGACGCTGAGCAGCGCAGTGCCCAGGCCGACGTGGCGTTCAACCGCCTGCACGAGGACAAGGAAGCCAAGAACCGCGCCAAGGACCCCGTCTACACCGCGATCAACGAGGAGCTGCGCACCTGGATGCTCGGCGGCTCCAAGGGCAACACCAAGAGCGGCGACGCCTTCGAGCTGGGGCCGCAGGACTACTCGGTCACCCGTGGCCGGGGTGGCCCGCTGTTCAGCCAGGAGATCCGCAGGGCGATGGATGCCCGGCGTGACGCTGAGTACCGTGCCCTGTCCACCTCTGGTGCCACGGTCGGTGGCAACCTGGTGCCGACCGACTTCTACGATCAACTGATCGCTCATTTGATTGAGGTCTCGGGAATTTTGCAGTGCGGGCCCACGGTGCTAAACACCGCCGGCGGCGAGAACCTGCAGATCCCGAAGACCACGGCCCACTCCACCGCAGCCTCGGCTGCCCAGGGCGGCACGCTGACCACCAACGACCCGGCCTTCGGCCTGGTCACCTTGTCGGCCTACAAGTACGGCATCCTGCTCCAGGTGGCCCGCGAGCTGCTGGACGACTCCGGTGTGGACCTGATCGGCTACCTGGCCATGCAGTCCGGCCGGGCGCTGGGCAACAAGTTCGGCTCCGACCTGGTCACCGGCGTGGGCACCGGCCAGCCGACCGGCCTGATCAACGTGGCCTCCGGTGTGGCGGGTGGCGTCGTCACCGGCACCACCACCGGCACCACCGGCAAGCCCGGCTACGCCGACCTGGTGGCCATGGAGTACTCGGTCATCGCCCCCTACCGTCAGTCCAGGTCGTGCTACTGGCTGGCCAAGGACGCGACCATCGGGAACTTCCGGCTCATCACCGACACCACCGGCCGCCCGATCTGGGAACCGTCGATGGTGCTGGGGTCGCCTGACCTGCTGCTCGGCAAGCCACTCGTGGCTGACCCGTTCATGCCGTCCACGGCGCTGTCGGGAGTTGGTGCGGTCGCCTTCGGCGACTTCAGCCAGTTCTTCGTCCGCATCGTCGGCCCGGTCCGCTTCGAGCGGTCCGACGACTTCCTGTTCGGGTCTGACCTGGTGGCCTTCAGGGCTCTGATCCGTGGCGACGGCACGCTGATTGACCAGACCGGCGCAGTCAAGGTGTACAAAGGCGCGGCAACCTGACCGGCTTCCCGCCCCGGGCTCCCTGCGTGGCCCGGGGCGGGGATCAGGCCAGCCAGCTACCAGTTCCGGAGGGCAGGAACCATGGCACGGTATGACAGTCACAACGCGGCGGAGCCGGGCCAGTACCCGACTACCGCGTTCCACCTCTTCGGGCTGCCCGAGCAGAACTTCGGCAGCGGCGCACCGGGCACGTCTGCGCCCAGCAGCGATATCGACCCGGGCGGCACCAACCAGCCGGGCCAGTACCCCGGCCGTGAGGACTTCACGGGCGTGGGCCTGGACGGCAGCGGTGCCCCGGGCACCCAGGGCATCACCGGCGGGAACACCGGCGGCCCGGACAGCGTCACCTGGGACGCACCCACGTTCTACAAGGGCCAGCACACCCCCGGCGACTTTGACGACGACGGGGCGGGCAACGGCAAGGGCTACGCGCAGGTCACCATGGGAGCGCAGGTGTCTGGCCGGGGTGACTGGACCCAGGCGAACACTCAGGGCTACCAGGCCGACGCCCAGTACCAGATGCCGGGCGTGGCGGGCAACACCCCCGCGCCGGGCGACGGCCGGTACAACACCGATGGCCAGGACGGCAGCCCGCACATCCTGTACGGCGGCTGGCTGAAGGGCCAGCGTCCGGGTACCTCACGCCACCCGGGGTTCAGCGGCCCGGGTAGCTGAGGCGGGAGGCATCCCTGATGCAGGATCTGACGAATGACGCCCAGACGGGCAAGAAGGCATACCTGGTCCCCAGCTCAATGTCGGAGGGTGGCGAAGTCCACTTCGACCCAGGCAATGTCCAGATGACGGCACCAGGCAGCCAGCCTGTCAGTGCACCGGCCCCGCAGTGGCCGGGGCAGGCACCGGAAACCCTGCCGTTGCCGGTGGACAGCCTGGGCACGGACCCGATCCCGGTCAGCTTCCCAGGCGACCGGGAGCGTGTGACGGCGCAGTCGGCGAACGCGGGGAACGGCCGGTTCGGGCTTACCCCGGCGGGCCGTACCTGGACTAAGGCGGGTGAATAGCGCAGATGGTTGCCTCTGGGCGCGAGAACTCTCTCCCCATCGGGAGCAACGCGCAAAACGCGGCGGATGTGCCATTCCCGAACCCCTCGATGCCCGAGCAGGACCCGTTCGGCTCGGTCACAAACCCCCCGCATATCAGCATCGAGGTCTGGCAGGCGTCCTACTACGACCCGACCAGCCAGAACGCGGCCAGCGTTTTCGTCAAGCGGCCATCGGGGCCAGTCAGCCTGGAGAACGGCCGGCTCACCGGCGAGGGTTTCCACGCCGGCCATAAGTGGAAGCAGGTGTAACCAATGGCACAGCCGGTTAGCAGCCCGATCACGTCTACCCCGTCCGTGCCGGGGCAGCCGTATGACCCGGTGGACAACGCCGACCGCACTCCCCCGTGGGTGAAGCTGGAGGACAACGCCGGCCCGGCCAGCATCAACACGGGGCGCGTGAGCGGCGAGTTCCCCGACTCCGCGCCGTGGCGGCAGGTCTGATCTGTTAGCCTGCGCCCGTGGATGGTGAAGTCACCGAATGCGGGATCTGCGGGAACGGCGAGCTGAACCTCATCCTTGACCTGGGTGAGCAGCCGCTGGCCGAGCGCATGGAGATGGACGCCCCGTGCTACCCGCTGGGTCTGCTGCGGTGCCGGGACTGCGGGCTGCTGCAACTGTCATGGGCCGTGGACCAGCGGGAACTGTTCCCCCGCGACCACCCGTATGCGACGGGGAACAGCCAGGCGCTGCGGCGGCATTACATTGACCTGCGCGCCCAGGTGAGCAGTGGGCTGCACCTGGGAGACCTGGTCGTGGACATCGGTGCCAACGATGGCACCTTCCTGTCGCTCTGGGACCCCAGGCAGCGCCGGCTGGCCATTGAGCCCACGGCGCAGGCGGTGAAGTGCCAGGGCAAGGGCATCCCCGTTGAGCAGGAGTTTTTCACGGCAGAACTGGCCGGCAGGCTGCGTGACGAGCACGGCGAGGCGAAGCTGATCACCGCCTGCAACGTGCTCGCCCATGTCCCTGACCCCCATGACTTCATGGAAGGGGTCATGACCCTGCTGGCCGATGACGGCGTGTTCGTCACCGAGAACGGCCTGGCCTCCGGGATCACCGATGAGCTGCAGTACGACTCCATCTACCACGAGCACCTGCGCTACTACTCGGTGGAGACCCTGGCCCGGCTGGCCAGCATGCACGGCATGCAGATCACCAGCGTGGAGCACATCCCCATCCACGGTGGCTCATTCCGCACCCGCATCACCAAGCGCCAGGGCGAGCTGGACGTGCGCGCGCACCGCAGCGCGTCCATGCTGCATTCGCTGCTGAAGCAGATCAGCGAGCGCGGGCAGGTCACCTACGGGGTGGGGGCGGCCACCCGGGCCAGCACGCTGATCCACTTCGCGGGGATCGGCCGCTACCTGGCCGCCGTGTGCGAGACGCCGGGCAGCGACAAGATCGGCCACGTGATGCCGGGTACCGCGATCCCGGTCATCCCGGACGCCAAGCTGATCGCGGACCAGCCGGACTATGCGCTCGTGCTGGCCTGGCAGATCGCTGGTGACCTGATCCCGGCGCTGAAGCAGAAGGGCTACCTGGGCCAGTTCATCGTGCCGTTGCCTGAGCCCAGGATCATCTGATGCGCGTCCCGGAGATCGAGGGCGTGCACAGCGTCCATCGCGGCGTGCTCGTGGACGAGCGCGGCAGTTTCACGTCCTGGTTCGACGCGGAGGATCTGGCGGTGCGCACCGGCCATTCCTATGTGATGGCGGAGGGCACTATCTCGGTGTCCAGCGCCGGCACCATACGCGGCATTCACTACACGGATGTGCCGCCCGGCCGGGGCAAGTACGTGACCTGCGTGCAGGGGTCCATCTTCGATGTGGCCGTGGACCTGCGCACCGGCTCGCCCACCTTCGGGGACTGGCGCGGGCAGATGCTCAATGCCCCGGAGGGCACGGCGGTGTTTCTCGCGGAGGGGATTGGCCACGCCTTCCAGGCGGTGAGCGCTGGCGCGGTAGTGGTTTACCTTTACACCACGGGATTTGATGCCAGCACCTACCGGGCGGTTCACCCGCTGGACCCGGCCATCGGGATTGAGTGGCCCGTCATGGGCAGGCCGCTCCTGTCAGCCAAAGACGATGAGGCCCCCAAGCTTGCGGACGCCAGGAGCCTGCCCGCCTGGAAGGACTGTCATGGCTAAGCGGTTCACCGACGAGCGCGGCACGATCCAGGACATCTTCGGCCCGGTCGATGCGGTGACCGAGATCCGCACCGTCAAGGGCGCGATCCGGGGCAATCACCGTCACGAGCAGACCATTCAGTGGACCTACATATGCAGCGGGCTGCTGCTGGTCGTCACCGAGCACGGCGGCGTGCGCCACGAGGAGACGCTGCGGCCGGGGCAGATCACCTGCGAGCGCCCTGGGGTCGCGCACGCCTGGAAGGCGCTCGAAGACACCACCGTGCTGGTTTTCACGCGCGGCCCGCGCTCAGGGGAGAATTACGAGAGCGACGTGCAGCGACTTGAGGTGCCGCTGCTGTGCGCGCCCGGCTGATCGTCTGGTTCCGTGATCTGTGCGGGACGGCAATGCGTGCCAGGCGCTGTCCTGGCTGCCACAAGCGCGGCGGTGTCAGTGCGGTATGGAATGCGGATGATACCTGGACGTTTAGCTGCCGCACATGCGGCTGGGAAGGCCGGCATTAGTGCGCGCTCTCATAACGGGGATCACCGGCCAGGATGGCCCCTATCTCGCCTCCCACCTGGACGCAGCCGGGTGGGATGTCGCCGGGCTGGTGCGCGGGCAGATGAGCTGGCGCTGGGACGAGGCGCAGATGCTCGTGCCCCGGATGAGCCTGGTGCGCGGCGACCTGCTGGACATGTCCTCCCTCCAGCAGGCCCTCGTCAGCTTCCGGCCTGACGTGGTGTTCAACCTGGCGGCCCTGTCGTTCGTGGGCACCTCCTGGCTGGAGCCCGAGGTGACCGCGCAGGTGACCGGGCTGGGCTGCCTGCGCCTGCTGGAGGCCATCCGGCTCACTGATCCGTCCATCAGGTTTGTGCAGGCGTCCAGCTCGGAGATGTTCGGCGGCGCGCACCCGCTGCCACAGGACGAGACGACGCCGTTCGCACCGCAGAGCCCGTACGCGGTGGCCAAGGTGCTGGCGCACCAGATCACGGTGAACTACCGCGAGTCTTACGGCATGCACGCCTCGGCGGCGGTCATGTTCAACCACGAGTCGCCGCGCCGGGGGCGCGAGTTCGTCACCCGCCGCATCACCAGGGCGGTGGCCCGCATCGCGGCGGGCACCCGGAATGAGGTGACCCTCGGCCGGCTGGACCCCTGCCGCGACTGGGGCTGGGCACCGGAGTACATGGCGGCGCTGCCGCTGATCGCGGCGCTCGATGAGCCTGATGACTTCGTGCTGGCCACCGGCCGGTCCTATTCTGTGGGTGAATGGTGCCAGGCGGCATTCGCGGAGGCCGGCCTGGACTACCGCGATCACGTGCGGGAAGACCCGGGCCGGTACCGGCCAGCCGAGGTGCAGTGCCTGCGTGGCAACGCGGCCAAAGCGAAGCGGTTGCTCGGCTGGGAGGCTTCGGTATCATTCAGTGAGATCGTAAAGCGCATGGTTGCGGCCGACATGGAGGCCCTGTGAAGGTCATTTCCCCAGCCCTGACCATCATCATGGCCACGCACATGAATCCCCTGCTGGAAGAGGCGCTGAAGTCGGTCCTGGCCCAGACCCGCAAAGACCTGGAATGCGTCGTGGCCGATTCGGGCCTGTGGATCGGCCAGAACGACGCGCACAGCGTGAAGCGCGCCGCCTGCCACCGGAAGTATGCCGGCCACCCATTGATCAACTGGGTGACGACGGGCGAGCTGCCGGGGCTGCGGAAGCGGACGTGCGCCCCGTCGTGGGTGGCGAACCAGGTGATCCGCGCCGGGCTGGTGCGGGGGCGTTACGCCTGCGTGGCTTATGACGATGATCTTTACAAGCCGGACTTCGCCGCGAAGATGTGCGGCTACCTGGACTGGCACCCCGAGGACATGGCGGTCACCTGCTCCCAGGACCGCACAACCCTCCACCATGACGGCACCAAGCGCCTCGACTACATTATCCACGCCCTGCCGCACCGCCAGCCGGGGAACTTCGACTGCCAGATGGACGGCTCGGCCATCGTGTTCCGCAGGGACGTGCTGGATAAGCTGGGCGACCCGTGGCTGCCCGAGGAGCAGGACACCTGCGACCACTCCGATGGCGTGTTCCTGGAGCGCATAGCGGGAGCGACAGGCCCGGTGCCGGGTATCGGTGAGGTGCTGTGTGAGCACCGGATCTCGCCGTGGTCGGCATTCACCTGGACCAGCCCGCAGGGCTCCTGGGTGCGGGCATGACATGGCTGGCCCCACCTGGGATGTGCTGATCTCGACCATCCCGCACCGGGACGGCAAGCTGCGCAAGCTGCTGGCCGAGTTCCACCGGCAGTGGCGGCCGGGCTTCGGGGTGCGGATGCTGCGGGACAATCTGCAGCGGCGCGAGATCGACAGCCACGCCAAGCGCGGGGACCTGATCCGCTCCTCGTCCGCCGACTACGTGTGCGATGTGGACGATGACGACTGGATCGCCCCTGACTACGTGCCGTCCATCATGAAGGCGCTGCGCTCGCGTCCCGACTACGTGGGCTTCCTGGTCAACTGGACCAAGGACGGCCAGCACCACGCCATCGTCCGCCATTCGCTGGAGTATGACCGCTACAACAGCCCGGGTGAGCCGTGGACCCGGGACATCACCCACCTCAACCCCATACGCCGTGAGCTGGCCCTGCTCGGGGACTGGACGGGACGGGTTGACGAGGAGTGGTCGGCCCAGGTGCGCGAGTCCGGCCAGGTGAAGACCCAGGTGATGATCGACAAGGTGATGTACCACTATCACTTCGACCAGAGTGACAACTTCCGTACCCCCCGCTCGCCGTGGACATTCCCGCTGGCCCCCCTGCCGGAATACCCGTGGCTGACCGTCCTCTGATCGACGTCCTGCTGCCCTCACGCGGGCGGCCGGCCCTCCTGTCCCGCGCCATTGATTCGCTGCGGGGGCTGGCCATTTACCCCGCCCGGGTCGGTGTGATCGTCGGCGCGGACACTGACGACCGGGCGACAATAACGGCGGCAGACGGAGCGGGGGCGGACTGCCTGATATCTGAGCGCCACGGCTATGAGCGCCTGCATGTCTACTACCAGCAGCTCGCCGCCGCGTCGCGGGCCAGGTGGCTGCTGGTGTGGAACGACGACGCGGTCATGCTCACCCAGGGCTGGGACACCGTGCTGGACCATCTGCCCCGGAGCGTCCTGGTGGCGGACCTGCAGTCTCACCATTCACCCATGTGCTGCTTCCCGGCCGTGCGGCGCGAGGCGGTGCGGGCGGCCGGGAAGTTCAGCAGCGACAATCCGCACGTGGACTCATTCTGGCAGGTGGTGGGCGAGCTGTCCGGGACCATTGCCGCCGTGCCCATTGAGGTCCACCACGAGCAGGGCAGCCGCGCCGGCAATGAGCATGGCTTCCATGATCCCGCTCACCTGGCAGAATTGGCCCTGTGTGCGCAGCGGTGCCGGGAGGCAGTCTCATGAAGGCCGATGGGCCGGTAAGGGCGGGTGCCCAGTCGCAACCTGGGGGAAGTGGTTTGGACGCAGAAATCGCGCCTGGCGCGAGGCTCATGGACCCGCCCGCTGCCTTCACGTCCTCGGTGTGGGGGATTCATGACTCCCAGGACCCCGGGAACCCGGCCTCCCCGCCCACGGGATGCGGATACCAGAGAGTCGTGCTTCCCCTGGATGAGCTGGGCAGGCATGGCTGGGTGACGCGGTACCGGGCGGGCCGGCCGCCGCCTGAGATTGAGCGGGCGAAGCTGATCGTCGGGGAGCGGCTGGACCGGCCCGACGTGATGGGCGAGTGGCGGCGGTACCGCGCCCGGCACCGGCTCATCTATGAGCTGGACGACGACGTGTGGACCGTCGATCCCACCAACACCATGGCCTGGAAGTGCTACTCCATCCACAGTGTGCAGGACGCGGTGGAAACGCTGAGCGCCATGTCGGACCTGGTAACGGTTTCGACGGAGCCGCTCGCAGAGGTGGTGCGCCGGCGTACTGGCCAGTCCTGTGTCCGGGTGCTGAAAAACTGCATACCGCAGGAGATGCTGCTCATCGAGCGGCCCCGGCGGGAGAACCTGACTATTGGCTGGACGGGCGGCGGCTCTCATGCGCTGGATGTGGCGCAGATAGCCACGGCGGTGCGCCGGGCCATGGACACTCTCCCGGATGCGCGGCTGCACATTCTGGGCACTGATTTCCGCCCCACGTTCGGGCACATGCACGCCCGGCACACGAAATGGGTTCCCATCCAGCGGGACTATTACCGCCTGCTGGACTTTGATATTGGCCTGGCCCCCATCGTGACCAGCGAGTTCAACGAATCGAAGTCCTACCTGAAGGCCCTGGAATACGCCGCGCTCGGTATCCCTGTGGTCGCATCAGACTTCGGCCCGTACAAGGAGTTTGTCGTAGACGGCGTGACCGGGTTCCTGGTCAGCAAGAAAGGCCAGTGGACGGACCGCATCCGGCTGCTGGCCACCGACGCGGACCTGCGCGAGTCTATGGGGCAGAAAGCCCGTGAGGTGGCTGCCCAGCATACGATTGAGCGCAACTGGCACGAGTGGGCCACTGTGTACCAAGAGGCACTGTCCTAGGAGGAGCCATGGCCGAGGGCCTGGTTAAGGTCCGGATCATCCAGCAGGCCAGCGGTCCTGGCTCGGTCCCGCTGGGGACCATCCTGGAGGTCACCCCGGAGGAGGCGCGCGGGCTGTGCTCTGCGGGGGCTAGCCAGTCCACCCCGTTCGCCGTCATGGTGACAGAGGACCGTACCGAGACGGCCGACGCGCCCGAGAAGCGCAACGTTGAGACGCGGGGCACCAGCACGGCCACCGCCGCACCGAAGGTGCAGGAGCCCGCCAAGGCCGAGGAGCCCAAGGCCGAGGAGGAGCCCGCCAAGCGCGGCCCAGGCCGCCCGCCGGGCAGCACGAACCGGCCTAAGCCCCAGTGAGGGAGCGCTCCGTCTGGGGCCTCCACGACAACCAGGGCCTGGGCACCACGATGCCCTCGGGCTGCGGCTTCTACCGGGTTGTCCTTCCACTTGACGAGCTGGCCCGCAACGGCTGGAAGACCGGCTACAGCCTCGGCATGCCTGACTGGGACCCGGGGGTCTTCGTCGGCCAGCGGTTCGACCAGGCGGGCGTGCTGCCGCTGTGGCGCACCCTCAAAGATCACTACGGGCTGGTCTATGAGATTGACGATGACCCGTTCACGGTGGACAAGGCCAACTGGCTGGCCACCGTCACCTACACCCGTGAGGAGGCGCTGGCCACCATCCGGGAGGCGGCGGCCATCGCCGACCTGGTGACGGTGACCACGGAGCCGCTGGCCGGGGTGTTCCGGAAGTTCAACCCGGAGGTCCGCGTCCTGCCCAACTACATCCCGGCGTCCATGCTGGCCCTGAAGCGGCCCCGCCACGAGAAGCTGACCATGGGCTGGGCGGGCGGCGTGTCGCACATGCGGGACGTGGCCATGATCGCGCAGACCTGGCGGGACGTGCTGGACGAGACGGGGGTGCGCGGCCACTTCGTCGGCACCCAGTATTTCAACATGATGCGCCCGCGCGGCTTCGACTACACCCCCTGGGCACCCGACCCGCGCGACTACTATGAGCTGCTGGACTTCGACATCGGCCTGGTCCCCATCGCCGATGTCCCGTTCGCGCGGAGCAAGTCGTGGGTCAAGGCCCTGGAGTTCGCCGCGCTCGGTATCCCTGTGATCGCATCCGACTGTGAGGCGTACCGCGATTTCGTGATCGACGGGCTGACCGGGTTCCTGGTCCGCACCCAGCATGAGTGGCGCGAGGCCATGATGACACTGATCACCGATGAGCGGCTGCGCGCGGAGATGGGGAACGCGGCGCGCAGGCATGCCCGCGCGTACACCATTGAGGGGAACTGGCAGCAGTGGGACAAGGTCTACTCGGAACTTCTGTAGGAGGCGGCAATGGCAGGTGAGGTAGGCAAGGTCCAGCCCGTCGATCAGGGCCACTGGGAGGACGGCAAGTTCGTCGCCCCCGAAGGCTGGCCCGAGGGCGCGGGCTGGGTGGTCATGAACGAGGACGGCTCCTTCGCCCAGTGGGGGCCGGCCAGTGACCTGGCCCTGGTCGTCACCACCCTCATCGGGGACCCGGAGCCACTGCCACCTGCGTCTCAGCTAAGCGCGTCGTTCACTGGCAGTCCTGTTCCGGAGCCCGGTGACGAGTAGAATCCCTTACGACGGCGCTAGGCTAACCGCCGTCTAGCTAGGCCGCAGCCCAGGGTCGCCCCCTGGCACCTGGCTGAGCCCGCTGGGACCCCATTCAGGTACCCGGCTAGGAGTTCAGGCATGGCGGCCATTGACAACGCACAGGCCAAGGGCGTCCTCGCGGGGATGCTGGGCATCACCGGCTTCCCCGCTTCCGCCGTGAACCCCATGTGGGTGCGGCTGATGACCGCCAACGGCGTCACCACGGCCAACGGCAGCGAGTTCGGCAACGGCTCCGGGTACACCACGGGTGGCCAGAGCGGCAGCTTCTCCGCGATCAACACCGGCGCGGGCGGCCCGACCTCCCAGGGGATGACCGCAGCGGCGGCCCTGTCGTGGACGGCGGCCACCGGCACCTGGGTGATCACCGGCTTCGAGCTGTGGGACAACGCGGGCACCAAGCTGCGCTGGTGGTTCGGCACCTTCACCGGCGGCAACGTCACGGTGGCCCCCGGCCAGGTGCTCCAGATCGCCACCAACGCCATCTCCGTGACGCTGAGCTGACCCATGAGCGGATACACCGGCACGCAGATGGAGCTGCTGTACGCCATGCCTGCGAACGGCACGGCGGTCACAGCAGCAGCAGCTACGGTCCTGACCGGCACCCCCGCTGCGTCCAACCCGCCGTACCAGCTCCCGTCGTACTTTTTCCCGGCCGGCCAGGGCGGCCCGGGGAAGACGCTGGTCATCCGCGCCGGCGGGTTTTTCAGCACCGGCACTCTCACCTCGCTGACCGACATCATCACCGTGGGGTTCGACACTGCAGCGGGCACGCTGGGCATCACGCTGGCCAAGACCGGGGCCATCACCGGGACTACCCTCACGTCGATCACCAACGGCGCGTGGTACCTGGACGTGACCTGCACCTGCCAGCAGGTGGGCAGCACCACGAACCTGATCTCCGCCGGCACGCTGAGCATCGGTGCAGGCAACAACGCTGCCACCACAGGCGCGGCCACGTACATGGTCGGCACACCGAACACGCCGGTCGTGATCGTCAACAGCACGGCCTACTTCATCGAGGTGTTCAACACCTGGTCGGTGACCACTGGTGCACCGACCATCACCTGCAACCTGTTTACGATCTTCGGCTGCAACTGATGCGCATCGCCTGCTTCTACGCCGACCTGCACCCAGCCACCAAGGCGGCGCTGCCGCCCGTGGCTGAGCTGGTCTGGACCGGGGCAGACGACGGCCACTACTGGCGCGAGCTGATGGCCCGGTGGGGCGGCGGCGACCTGGTCACTATCGAGCAGGACGTGGAGATCCACGACCAGGTGATCCCGCAGTTCGAGGCTTGCGGGTCGCTGTGGTGCACCTTCCCCTATGTGTACGACCCGGCACTGCCTGGGCAGCTCGCCACCGGGGCGCTGGGATGCGCGAAGTTCTCTGCGCAGTGCCAGCGCCAGTTCCCGGACATCGCCCAGCGGGCGGCTGACTTCGCGGTGGCGAACGGGCTGCCGCCTGAGCCGGTATGGCACTCGTGCGACAGCTACATCCGCCGCGCGCTCGTGGTGGCAGGGGTAGAGGAGTGCCGGCATTCCCCGCTGGTGACCCATCATCACTGGCCTGTTAGCTAAGGCCCTCCCCGCCTAGCCCGGCAGGCAGGGAGGAGGGCACATGGCCGGAATCCCCGGCAATGAGCTGGCGTACAACACCGAGTCCATGGAGACGGATGTCTCCTCCTGGGGCTCGCTGGCTAATAGCACCATCGCGCAGTCCACCGCGTTCGCCCTTGAGGGCACGCACTCCATGTCGATCACGTCCACGGCATCGGGCATTGCGTCGGCGCTGCCGATCTCCGCCGACTTCCCCGCCGCCGTGGTGGGGAACACCTACCAGTTCTCGTTCTGGGTGTACTCCACGGTCGCGGGGCTGCAGGTCACCGGCAACCAGTTCGACTGGTACAACGGGGTGACCTTCGTCCATGCCGGCGTCTCGGTCACCGTCAATCTGGCCCAGAACGCCTGGACCCAGGTGCTCGTCACCGGCGTGGCCCCCGCCACAACCACCCTGGCCCGCATCTACCCGTCGTTCACTGCCACGGCCGGTGGCCAGGTCTGCTACATCGACGAGGTCTACTTCGGGCCGCCGATCACGACTACAGTCCCGGTTTACCAGCCAGGCAGTAAGACGTGGCGGCGGCGATTCCGCCATCCCCAGGTGGCCACCCCGCACCCGCCGCCGCCCACCTGGAGCCTGGTCCAGCAGTCCTCTGCCCAGGCTACGGGCGGGATCTGCACCCTGCCGACGGGCAGCACGGCCGGGAACCTCCTCGTCCTCACGGCCAGCAATGGCAGCAGCACTGCCCTGGTCGCGCCCACGGGTGCTACCTGGTCCACGCTGAGAAGCGTCATCAACGGGACGAGCAGCCAGGACGTCATCTTCGCCTGCTTCAACAACCCGGGCGGGCTGTCCTCGTTCACGGTGACCGGCGGGTCCGGCGCGATCCAGTGCGAGGTGTACGAGTTCACCTGCCCAAACGTGGCCCAGGTGACCACCGCATCCGATGGCGGGACGCAGACCGGCGGTGCGGTCGCCGCGATCACCATCTCCTCGGGCAGCGCGGCCCAGACCGGGGACCTGGTGGTGGTGTCCGGGTTTGAGCACCTGACCGCGACCAGCGCGATCACCTGGACCACCCCGTCTGGGTTCACTGACGGCAGCAGCCTGAGTGTGGCGTCCGCGACTAACCACCAGTATTCGGGTTACCAGGTGGCCGCCACATCGGGCGGCATTCAGGCGGTCACCGTAACCTCGTCGGTGGCGACGACCAGCAGCACCGGCTGGACCGGCTGCGTCACCACCTTCAGCTTGCCGTCCAGCAGCACCGTCAGCGTCACGGCCACCCTCAATGGCGTCGGCACGGCGGGCGCGGTCCCGATCATCAGCGACCCATCGCCCACCCTGAACGGCCAGGGAACGGCAGGCGCGGTCCCGGACATCAGCGACCCGTCACCCAGTCTCATTGGCCAGGGCACCGCTGGGCCAGTGGTGCCAGACATCGGCGTCTTCGGCCCGGTCAGCGGCCGGGGCACCGCCAGTGCGGGGCTGGCCATTGGTGGCGGCGGCTCGATGGGGGGCAGCGGCGGCAGCGGCTCCGGGGTCATCATCGGGGTCTTCGCTGTCCTCTCGGGCCAGGGCGGCGCGGGGGCCAGTGCCCAGGCCATCTGGATGGCGACCGCCGCCCTCCAGGGGACTGGCACCGCCGGCATCGTCCCGGACATTGACGCTCCCGCGTCCGTAGCGGGCGGGGGCAGCGACAGCGCCCAGCCAACCATCGGGGTGCCCGCCGCCGCCGCAGGCTCGGGCGGCATGGGCGGTGGCCCCGCCATCGGCGCGGGCGCGACCGCCACCGGGACCGGCACGGCCGGCTCGGGCGTGATCATCTCGGTCAGCGCCAGCGTCATTGGCGCTGGCGGGATGAGCGGCCAGTCCAGCGGCAGTGGCAACCAGGGCGCACTGGTCGGCCAGGGCACCGACACGGCGACCGCGATCATCGGCGTCCTGGCCACCGTCAGCGGCCTGGGCACCGCGACCACACAGCCCATCATCTCGGTCACGGCCGTCCTGGCAGGGGCAGGCTCGGCGGGCGCTACCCCGGGCCTGCGCATCGCGGCCACCCTGGCTGGCGCTGGCACCGCTGGCCCCGTGGTCCCGGACATCGACACGCCGGCGAACGTGGCCGGGCTCGGCACCGCCAATGCGGGGCTGGCCCTCGGCGGCTCCGGGGGCATGGGCGGTTCCGGCAGCGCCGGGTCGGGCGTCATCATCTCCGTCAGCGCCAGCGTCACCGGCTCTGGCGGGATGAGCGGGCAGGGCAGCGGTGCCAGCGCCGCCGGCGCGCTGACCGGGCAGGGCACCGCTGGCGCGGTCCCGGACATTGACACGCCAGCGAACCTGGCTGGCCAGGGCACCGCCAGCGCGGGGCTGGCCCTCGGCGGCGGCGGTGGCCTTGGCGGCAATGGCTCAGCCGGGTCCGGCGTCATCATCTCGGTCAGCGCCAGCCTGACTGGCCAGGGCGGCATGGGCACGGCTGGCGGCGGCAGCTCGGGCACCCTGGTGGGCACCGGCACGGCCAGCGCCACGGCCACCGTCATCTCGCCCGCGAGCGCGATCCTCTCGGGCCACGGCGGCACGGGGCTGGTGGTCCCGGACATCGGCGTCTTCGGCGTCCTGGGCAACTCCAGCCAGGCGCAGGCCGTGGCCACCCTGCGTGTCCTGGCGGCCATGGCGGGACTGGGCACCGTCACAGGCACCGCTGCCGCGCACTTCCCCAACGTGCCGGGCACCGGGAAGCCCACCGTCACCGACCCGCGCGACGGGGTGCACACGGTTGCCCCGCTGGCCGCCGGCAAGACCGTCATCACCGACCCGCGCGACGGGAAATCCTCGGTGGCCGCCGCCGCCACCGGCAAATCCACCGTGGCACAGAGTGGCTCCGCGTAATTCCCGTTACCTCCCGGTAGTCTGCGCGCCATGACAAAGCGTGTCCTTATCACCGGCGCAGGTGGCTTTATCGGTTCACATGTTCTTGAGCATGTGCTGTCCACCACCACCTGGCAGGTGGTGGCGACTGACAGTTTCCGGCATAAGGGCAAGACGGACCGCATCGCCCAGGTGATCGAGGGCCAGGCGCACTGGCGGCCCCGGCTGCAGGTCATCACGCACGACCTGAGCGCCCCGTTCACCGACCAGATGGCCTACCGGATGGGCCACATCGACTACGTGCTGGCCCTGGCCAGCGAGTCGCATGTGGACCGCTCCATTGACGACCCGGTGAACTTCGTCCGCAACAACGTCAATGTTGTGCTGAGCACCCTGGAGTACTGCCGCGTCGTGAAGCCGGCTCATGTCGTCTTGATTTCCACAGACGAGATCTACGGCCCTGAGCCCCTCACAGACGGCATCCCGGTGCCCCACAAGGAATGGGCTCCGGTCATTCCTTCAAACCCCTACAGCGCAAGTAAGGCGGCGCAGGAGGCCATCGGGATCAGCTACTGGCGCACCTACGGGGTACCGCTGACAGTCACCAATTGCATGAATCTGCTTGGCGAGCGGCAGGATAGCGAGAAGTTCGTGCCCATGCTGATCAAGAGAATCAGTGCAGGTGAGGAAGTGACTATCCATGGCGTGCCGGGGGACATCGGCACGCGGCATTACCTGCATGCCCGCAACCTGGCCGACGCCCTCGTCTACATCCTGAAGGAACTGCCACCGGGGCGGTTCCCGCTACATGACCGCCCGGACCGCTTCAATGTCGTCGGTCCCGACCGGGTAAGCAACCTCCAGATGGCCCAGCACATCGCAGGGCTGGTAGGCCGGCCGCTCAGATACAGCCTGGTGGACTTCCACAGTGCGCGCCCAGGCCATGATCCGCACTACGGGCTGGACCCGGCCAAGCTGACAGCGGCAGGCTGGAAGCCACCCGTTCCCTTCGATGAATCACTGGCGCGCACTGTCCGGTGGACCCTGCAAAACCCGGAGTGGCTCCAGTAACCTGGCTGCGTGGTAATTACCAGCGGGTCGCCTGGCGACGGGCTGGTCCTGCGCCGCCACTTCGAGGGCGACGAGGACTGGCTGGAGATCGTCCACGCCGAGCCCCAGGCGCTGTTCGCGGGAGTCCATCTGCGGTCTATCCGCCAGGGCAGGGAAGCGCTGGGCGTCTCGCTGAGCGAGGCCGGTGTCGGGGGGGTCCTCCGGATAGAGGCCCGGAACAGGACCGTGGTGTACCACCTGGTAGCGCAGAAGGACGACGGTGTCTTCGTGGGTGAATGGCCCGACTAGTGGCTGGGCCGCCGCTTATCTGGCGAGGTGGCCGCGTCCTCGATGATCTGCAGCTCCTTGCCCTCGGCGGGGTACTTGAGTTTGAGGTGCGAAGCGAGGCGCTGGGCATGCTCAACCGCCTCCAGGAGGTGCCGGCCGACGTGGACCAGGTTGTACTCGCGCGCCGTGCCCTGGGTGTCCAGGGCCTTGTCGGTATGCCGGGTGGCGTGCGCGAGCGCAGTGTTGACCGTGAACAGCAGGTGCGCGGTGGTGATCTCCTTGTCCGGAGTGGCCTTGTCGGCGGTAGTGCTGTACTGGGCCTTGTCGGTAAGCACCCCCGGCGGCGCGGGCTGATCGCCCTTGCCCCGCATCACCACGCCGTAGACGTCGAGGCGGTCCAGCCCCAGCTCCTCGGCAATCTGCATGACGGTCGCACCCATGTCGCGCAGCTCAGTGATGGCGGCCAGCTCGGTTGCGTTCATGTGTACTCCCGGTCAGGAGGGACGCGCGTCCCCCCCCAACAGTGCCACAGCTAAGGCTATCCTGATCACGGAGGCTGACCGCGCTGACCCGAGGGTGGCTACGGCATGGGCGAGGTCGTGTTCTTCCAGAATCAGGCCGGCAACGACATTGCCCAGCTCGCGCAGACATTCCAGGTGCTGGGGGTTAACACCGACCCCACCGCTGTCTCGGTCATGATCACCGACCCCACTGGCGTGTCGGTCCTGCACACCTACCTGGGCGCGGCCCCGGCCGATGTCACCAAGGTGAGCACGGGCGTCTACCAGCTCAACGTGGGCTGCACCATCGTGGGCCTGTGGAGCTACGTCTGGATCGGCACCGGCAATGCCTCCGACATCCAGGCCGGCACCTTCACGGTCAACCCCGCCTCCACTATCGGCCAGTTCTACACCTCCGTGGAGGAGATCAAGGACCGCCTCGGCATCACCGACACGGCCTCGGACTTCCAGCTCCAGACCGCCGTGCAGGCGGCGGCGCGGGCCATCGAGGGCTACACCGGCCGGTACTTTTTCCAGCTTGCCGAGACGCGCACCTTCGTGCCGTACAGCATCTGGGAGCAGCCCATTGACGACCTGGTTTCCATCACTGCGCTGAATGTGGATTTCGATGGGGACGGCACCTTTGAGTCAGTCTGGACCCAGAACGTGGACTACGAGCTGGCCTTCGGCCCATACGAGTTCAACGCCAACGTCACCGGCGAGGCGCGGCCCTACACCCTGGTCCGGGTGATCAGTAACGCCGGGGGCGGGCGGTTCTTCCCGTTCATCTGGCCGTTCTCCCGCCTCGACCGCGTCCAGGTCGTGGGCACCTGGGGCTGGCCGGCGGTGCCGTTCGGGGTGAAGCAGGCTGTTATGCAGACTGCGGCCGAGTTCTTCAAGCTGAAGGACGCCCCGTTTGGCCTGGCCGGCACCAGCGAGTTCGGGGTGGTCAGGGTGCCCCGGCTGAATCCCTACATCCAGAAGCTGCTGACCCCCTACGTGCATCCGAGAAGGCGCGTAGGCGTATGACTAACCTCCGGCGCGAGGCCACCGCTATCCTGGCCGCGCTCGCAGTCGCGGTTGCGCTATTCGTGTTCTGGGGAACCATCACGGCGCACCTGGCCACGTTCTTTGGCTTCAACAATGGCGGCGGCAATTCCAGCCACTACCTGTTCTGGTCCGGCGCTGGCTCTGACCTGGCCTACCTGTCGTTCCTGGTGGCTGGCCTCACCCTGTACCGCAAGCACAACTGCCATAAGGCGTGGTGCCCCCGGATCGGCAAGTTCGAGTTTGAGGACCCGGTGGACGGGGTGAAGCACATGCTCTGCTGGAAGCACCACCCGGACGTGAAGCACAAGACCCTCCAGTCCGAGGTGATCGCGAAGATCGCGGAGCGGCGCAGGCACCTGTACCTGGGAAAGCAGCCGGGCCGTGGCTGACCTTCAGGCGATCTGCAATGGGCTGGCCGCTACCATCGGCCAGATCCCTGGCCTGCGCGTGTCCCCCACGTTCACGGCGACGGTGAACCCGCCGGCGGCCGTCATCCTGCCCGTCACCGGGCAGGGCCTGCGGTTCGACACCCTGGACGGCGGGGTCAGCTACGCCATCCGGGTGGTCCTGCTGGTGCAATATGCCGAGGACACTTCCTCCACGGCGGCAATCAATGGTTATATCTCCACCACAGGCACAAACTCCCTGGCCCAGGTGATTAAGAACAGCCCGCGCCTGGCCGGGGTGTACGACTACGTCACCATGGACTCGATCCGGGGGTACGGCCTGATGGAATGGGGCGGCCAGCAGTATCTCGGCACCACCGCCATGCTCACCGTCATGGCGGCCACGCCATGAGCGCCCTGTGCCCGGTCTGCGGGACCCGGCACCCGGCCCCCGCAGAGGGCCAGAACCGTCACCCGGCCTGCCCTGGCCCGGTCATTCTCGTCAGGAAAGGCCGTGCCCGTGAGCTGGGTAAATAGCCCGGCCAATGATCCGTACCAGATACCGTGGCGACGGCACACGTCCCGCAAGCCGCCCCTGTCCACCTGGGATCGCTTCAACTCCAAGCTGCGCGATGATGGCGGTGAGTGCTGGGCATGGGGCGGAGCGCACTTCACGCAGAACGGCTACGCCTGCTTCAACATGAAGATGGGCGGGAGGTGGCAGCCAACTGTGGCGCACCGGGTTGCCTATGAGCTGTACCGGGCTGAGGTTCCGCCGGGGCTCGTCCTAGATCATCTGTGCCGGAATCACTGGTGCGTGAACCCCTGGCACCTGGAACCCGTCACGTACGCGGTCAATGCTCAGCGCGGCGTGGCTCCCAGTGCTCTGTTCGGAACCCTGGGACGCTGTGGGCGCGGTCATGTGCTGACGCCTGAGATGACCATCACGCGCCCGAATGGGAAGCGGGAATGCCGCATCTGCAGCCGTGAACGTGACCGGGCACGGAACGTCAATGGTGGCCGCCGCGAGCACTACCACGCTATGTACCTGAAGCGGAAGGCAGCCGCCTCCGCCTCCAGAGGAGGTGATGCCTTATGAGGAGACCGGAACGCATCATGATGGTGCACCCTGGCCCTCAGTTACCCAGTTCTCGGTGCACGACGTCTACCAGGGCTGGCTGGAGGCGCTGAACGAGACGGGCATCCGCACCCACGAGTACAACCTGCAGGACCGCCTCACGTTCTATGAGCACGCCTACCTGATGACCGGCGAGGACGACGGCGAGGGGCACAAGCAGTTCCGCAAGGCGCTGCCCCGCGACCTGGTGGTGGACTTCGCGTCCAACGGCATCCTGTCCACCGCCTACCAGTTCTGGCCGCAGGTCGTCGTCATCGTCTCGTCCATCTTCATCCCGCCGCACATGATCGACGTGATGCGCGACCGGGGGGCCAAGGTGGTCATGCTGTTCACCGAGTCCCCCTACGAGGAGCCCCGCCAGCTCGAATGCGCGGAGCACGCCGACCTGGTGCTGCTCAACGACCCGCTGATGCTGGGCGAGTACGACAAGCTGGGTGTGCCCGCCTGCTACATGCCGCACGCCTACCGGCCGCGCCTGCACTATCCCGGCCCGGGAGCCGATGACCTGCAGACCGACTTCGCGTTCATCGGCACCGGGTTCCCAACCCGCGTGGAGTTCTTTGAGCGGATGGCGGCGGCGGGCGCGTTCGAGGGGATCGACGTGACCCTGGGCGGGAACTGGGGACTCTCCCCGCTGGGCACCGTCGTGCGGGGCATGGTGTCCCATGACGTGAATGAATGCGTCGATAATGAACTGACCGCCCTGATTTACAAATCCGCCAAGGCCGGCATCAACATTTACCGGCACGAGAAAGACGACGTGCACCACGACGGGATCGCCTGTGGTCCCCGCGAAATCGAAATGGCGGCCTGCGGCCTGTTTTACCTGCGCGACCCGCGCCCCGAATCCGACGAGCTGTTCGGCGGGATACTGCCCACATTCGAGAGCCCGGAGGATGCGGCCGAGCAGCTCCACTGGTGGCTGGCGCATGACACCGAGCGCGAGGAGGCCGCCATGAAGGCGCGGGCGGTGGTGCGGCCGAGGACGTTCAGGGCCAACGTGGACAAGCTGCTGGAACTGCTGGGCGAGCTATAGTTTCACATCTAGCTTGGCTGTCAGAGCTAAACTGGCTGTGCATGCAGGATGCCATAGGTCGCCTAATGTAGGTTGCAGCATGGCCGATGAGGCTTGGAGTCAGCCCTGGGATGAGGCCCCTCTTGTGACTCCACCGACAGGCAGAGGAGCCCCCCCGCCCATATACGGCGACGACGGCCAGCGGTATATCTCGGTGGCCCAGCTAGCGCGCGCCCTGGACGTCCCTGCTCAGACGGTGCGCACCTGGCGGGACAGAGATGCCCTCACGCAAGTTAGTGACGACGACCTGCCAGATGCCCTGCGCGGCGGCCGTGAAGTGTGGTTCGACTACGACGTAGCCGTCCGGCAGCTCCATGGAACCGGGAAGATAACTGATCAGGAACACCGGCACTGGCTCTGAGTGGCCGGCCACTCAGAGCGCTATACTGCCTAAGACGGAGTAGGCCATCCCGTCAGGCCGCAGTGCCGGTCCTGGGCAGTCCCCAGGGCTCTGGCTGGGTCCCGCCAGGAAGTCACATAAGCAACACTCAGTGACGGAGCGGTGACACTGTGGCACGAATCCACGGCAAGAGCGGGATGGTCTACGTCGGGATACTGACTGGTGGCTCTGCGTCACCAATTGCATATCTCACCGACTGGAACCTCAACTTCACGGTGGACCAGCCCGAGGTCACCGCGTTCGGCGACGCGAACAAGATCTACGTGTCCGGCCTGCCAGACGCTTCCGGCGACTTTTCCGGGTTTTTCGACGACGCGAGCCAGCAGCTCTACGTCGCGGCCCGTGACGGAATCGCGCGCCCCATGTACCTGTACCCGAACCTGGTCGCGGACCCGAACGAGTACTGGTTCGGCAACATTCTGCCAGATTTCGCGGTCAGTGGCGGGATAGCTGCGGCCATCAGCATCAAGAGCAACTGGAAGGCCAGCTCGGCGGTCAAGAAGTACGACCCAGTGAACGGCGTCGTCTGACCTGTAGGCTCTCCCCTGTAAGGTACCTCCCGGTATCTCGCAGAGAGGGGCCGCACGTGACCCGCTGGATGGTCGATTCCGCCTTCCCGCTGCCTCATTCACCGACGACCACCCCGGATGGGCACGCCATCGAGGTTGTGCTCATCTACGCGGGCGGCGACACGCCGCACCCGTGGACCACGGCCGAGATCCTGGCCATGCCGTTCCGGTACCGCTGGCCGTGCTGGGTGCGCTCCAACCCGAACGCGGTGAACGCGGGCACGGACGCGGCCATGTTCGTGGCCTGGCTGCACCGGCACAAGGTGCCGCAGAACACCCGCGTCATCCTGGACCTGGAGACGGCGGTCGATACGGCCTACGTGAACACCT